TGCAACTTTTAATTTTTGTAATTCGTATCTATTACTACCTTTTGTTTTTTTATTTAAATGTTGTTGTGCTCTTTTAAGTAATGTTTGATATGTTTTTGTGTATCTATTATTTTTGTATTTATAACCATCACTTGTTATAATAAAATCTTTAATACCTAAATCAATACCTATTGATTTTCCTGTTTTTTCTAATTTATTATGTTCTGTTTCTACAAGAATGGAAACAAAATATTCATTTGTTGGTGTTCTAGATATTGTGCATTGTTTAATTATTCCTGAAAAACTTCTATGTAAAATAACATCAATTGGCTCATCAAATTTTGGTATTTTTAATTTTCCATTTTCCAGTCTAACAAACTGTGGAACTTTAAAACTATTTTTTGTATGCTTTGATTTAAATTTCGGAAAACCAGTTCTTTTCTTAAAGAATCCGTTATATGCGTCATCCAAATGTTTTAATGAAGATTGTAATGATTGTGAATTAATTTCATTTAACCAAGAATATTGTTCTTGTTTTTTTAATTCGGTTAATGATTTTGCATTATCCACATAACTTAAACTTTTTTTGTTGTTTTCATATTCTTTTTTTCTTTCATTAAGAAAATAATTATAAGCAAACCTAATGGAGCCAAAATGTTTATTTAACAAAACAATTTGCTCTTCATTCGGATTAAGTTTATATTTATATGATTTTAACATTTATTCTATTCAATCTATATAGAATAAATATTACAAAACATTAAAAAGTTCTTGTTTTGAAAAAAAATTTTTAAATAATTATTAATAACCACCTTTCATCCCACAAACTAAAGATTTGTGGGTTTTTCGGTGGAATTATATAAAAGAAAAAAAAGGGTTTTATGACCCTTTTAATTAAATTCTAATTTTGTTTGTTTATTTAAATCAATAAAATGTTGGACTCTATCTCGTCCAATCTTTGCATAATTCTCACTCAATTCAATTCCTACCCATCGTCTTCCTGTAATTTCAGCAGCAACCATTGAAGTTGCAGAACCAGCGAAAGGGTCAAGAACAATATCATTCTTATAGGTAAGAATCTTAATTGCTTTCATTGGGATATCCAATGAAAATGTTGCTTTAGTTAAAGATTTGGTATCTGCAAAGTATTTCCATTGTCCGAATACTAATTCCATAAACTCTTTCTTATCTTCTTCAAGATAAACTACTTTCTTTTTTACGGTACCATCTTCTTGTTCAATTTCAGTCGGAACTCCTTTCCATTGTGATTCACCCTTAACAGTCTTTATATGATGTTTCTTGTAACCCAAGACCACACACTCTTTCGGGTTATATATGTACGGTCCAGAACTGGACATGTACGAACCCCAAGCCGTTGTTTTACTTCTATGTGGTGACACTTCTTCAAGGTCAACAACACCAAAGAAATTAAACCCAACCTGTTTCATTATCTGATAAAATTCCGAAACAAAAAATACTCTACCACCACGTTCTCTAACATTTGTCTCTAATGGGATATTAATTGCAATTCTACCATCGTCTTTGAGTAATCGGTAAGTTTCCGCTAACCACTCTTTTGTCCAACCCCAATACTCATCCATCGATAAAGTATCAATATGTGTGTCGTAACCAATTCCTACATTATATGGACAACTTGTAACAACTAAATCAATACTACCCTCAGGTAAAGTTTTCATTACCTCAATACAATCACCATTAATTATTGTATTTATAATATTCTCTAAATCTTTCATAAATTTCTTTTTTTCTTTCTAAATAAATTGTTGCGTTTTTGTAAAGATAGTTATAAAATTTATTATTATCTACTTTGTTCTGAATATATAAATTAATCCCTCCATAATAATGAATTTGAATATCGTTTTTATATAGTTCTTTAATAATAAATCCTCTAAAATTCTCAGAAGCACTAGCAATTTTAGTCTGATTTTTTTCTTTCTCAATAAACCTAAAAGTACCATCCCCATCAAAATAACCCCTAATAAAATGGTGAATTAATTTTTCATCAATATTAGGTCTTTCAATTGTAAATGTTTTTCTTGAATGAAACCCTTGTGATTTAATTGATTTCACTAATCTATCAGAATACATTGCAAGTGAGGACATATGTGAAGTCGAAATACCATCTTTATATCTCACACTATTAAACCCATCAACAATTTTATGATTAGAACCTATTGAATTACGAAATATCTCTAAATGATGCTTATCCTTTATCGATAATTTCATTTCAAGTGATTTACCACTTTTTCTTTCCCTTATATAACCATCAGCGTATAGAAATCCTAACCAATAGGACTTTTCTTCAGTATCAATAACATCAAAATAACTATGATTTACATCGTATCTTCTATTTGTTAGAATAATCCCGTTCATTTTAAGGATTTTTTTAATTGGATTTACTGACATATTAAAATGTTCCGCAACTTTATGAATATTTTTTAACAATGAATATTGTTCTAAAACTTCAACATCATTTAGAGTATTATATTTATAAGTAAGAATAACACCATTCTTTTTTAATCTTCGTTGAACTGTAGGCACCGATATATTAAAAAACTCAGCAACTTTATTAACATTTTTTAATCTCTCATACTGAAAGATTAACTCTTTTTCATCTAACATTAAAGTTTTCATACCAATAAATATCTATTAGTATGGTGAAGTTACTTTAAAATCAATTATTGTTTTTTAATCCTTCTATAATTCTTTTTCTTTCCGCTAAAGTCTCTTCAAGTTGCTCGTGAATTGATTTTTTTGGTTCAAAAGACATATTTTTTATTTCATCAATTCTTTTTAATGCTTTTTTGTTCATACTTCTTACTTGTAAGGCACCTAAGATAAGTACAATAGTAAAAACTGATATTGAACCAATTAAAATTAATGTTTCTGTTTGCATATATTATTGTTTTTCTAAACTTTGTATCTTTCTTTCAAGATACCATAAAGCCTTTTTTAAATCTTGAAGTTCTTTATTTGTTTCTTTTTTCCCCGCCCTTGAAATATACTTAACGGTATTACCAAGGTGGAAATCTAAATCCCACGCCTCAATAACTTTGATTGCTTCGTATGGATTTTCTTCTCCACCATAATGTTCTGGGTGATTAACTTGTTCGCTCATATTAATTTTTATTTAGATTAAATTTAATTTCTTCAGGTGAAATATTAGCCCTTGATTCCATCGTATCTTCAGCTAATTCATATTCTTCATCGTTATTATATTCATTCAATAGTTCATTATTTGATAATGTCCCATACTTTTCACTCAACTTACTGGTATCAATATCATCATACATTACATGTAATGTTTCATCCAAATCTTTTGCCAAATCCAATGACTCACAAATAACATTAAGAATACGGTACGGATTTGCATTAGATGCTGGTCTTCTATCTTCAAGGTATCCTTTCCAAGTTTCACCAACTGTTTTTGGTACTCTAATTGATGCTCCTCTGTCAGATACACCCCAACTGAACTTATCAATTGATTGTGTTTCATGTTTACCAGTTAATCTTAAATGATTATCTGAACCATAATTTTCAATATGAATTTTTGCTCTTGATTCAAATACTTTGAAGATTGAGTTGAAATATTCTTCTCCTCCTGTATTTCTCATTCTTTTGTTTGAGAAGTTGGTATGTAATCCTGAGCCATTCCAATCCCCTGTTGTTAAAGGTTTTGGATGTAATTCAATTTGATATCCGTATTTCTCGGCAATTTTGTAAAGGAAGTAACGAGACATCCATAGGTCGTCAGCCGCTTGTACTTTACCTTTGGCGAATACTTGGTATTCCCATTGACCAATCGCAACTTCAGCGTTGGTTCCCTCAATACCAATATTATAATCCAAACACATATCTAAATGTTGTTCGGTGATAGGTCTTCCATACATTTGACTACCAACACCACAATAGTATATTCCTTGAGGGTCAATTATTCCTCCTGTGTTCATTCCTAAAATAGGTTTATTATGACCTGAACGAATAAAGTATTCTTGTTCAAATCCTACCCAAAAATCTTTATCTTCGGAACCTAATTTTGCCCTGTCATTTGTTGAGTGTGGATTGCCGTTTTTGTCCATCACTTCACAAAAAACATAAACGATATCAGATGACTTGTTGTTGGAATAAATTCTAACAGGTGACAAATAACAATCTGAAGAATAACCTTCCTCTTGATTTGTTGATGAGCCATCAAAACCCCAGTCAGGAATATCCATAATGGTAATGTTGTTCGTAGGTTTTTCAATAATTCTAACCTTACTTCTCAAATTTGGCTCTGGTTTATAACCATCTAACCAAACATATTCTAATTTTGTTTTCAAGATAAAA